ACTTCATTTAACATTTTCAAAAGGTCGTAAACTTCTCCTAATGGTTGAGTTTGAAGATACCCAAACATTACTTGCTTGAGGTCATCATTCACCAAACATAGGTGTCCTTCCTTTGGGACAGAAACTAATGCTTCTGCTATTTTTACTACTTGAAAAAAAGGTTTCTTTTGCAAATAGTTTAATACTGCTTGTAATTTGACTGCTTCTATTTTAAACATTCTTACTCCTTAGAATTGTTGGGGTTGTTGTTGATTCATCAATGCCATTTGTTGTGGGTTCAAGGTTGCTCCTTGGACACCCTCTTGAGGAGGAACATCCCCACCTTTGGCAATCATAGTTTTTCTGATTTCTGTATCATACTTTTGTTGCTCTGCTTCTTGTTGTGCTTGTGCTTGGGCACTAATCATACCAAGAATCTCATCCTTGTTAGGAAGGTCACTTGATTGGATAAGAACATCAGGAGGGACAGGAAGACCATATTTGACCATCTCAAGCAATAGAGAGAAGTTAGCACTACGAGTAGTAGGACTATTGGCACTTACTTCTACAGCAATGTCAAGTTCTTCCAACTTCGTGTCGTTTAACAATCTTTCAACTGCCTTTTGTTGCTTTTGAATCTTTGCCATTTGTTCTTCTGTCTCTGGTGTTTGATTGCTAATAAGTCTCATCAATCTATCTGCTGAATAAATCTTTTGAACCATCTTTAGGATGTTCTTGGAAATTATCTTCTTTCCTTGTGCTAAATTATCAAACAAGAACTCGTTTGCGGTTAAAACATTTCTTCGTTTCTCAATGATAGCAACAGAAGATACCTCTCTTTCACTAAAACCCAAGGTTTCTGGGGAGATATTCATAACTGTCATTAACTTTTCACTAGCAAGTTGGGTCATACCAACCAATTCCGAAGGCATCTTGGTCCCTTGTGTTTGCGCAGGAAGACTATTAACATCCCTAACCTTTGCTGTCCACCCTGCTCTGCTCAAGTCCCTCTTCCATTGATTCTCTTCTCTAACACTTTCAAATGTTTTGTCATCATAGAAGTAACCATAGGATGCTACACGATTAACAATGTCCAATGATTGACTATGACGCTTGTTAATCTCTCTTTGAATATCCTTAACATCCTCAATCTTACCATAGAAATGACCTTTGGAGGTTCTCTTAGCATAGATTGGCAACACTGGGAAAAAGTCTTGGTCCTCAATCTTCTCGTCAAGGATAATACTACCAGCACAAATTGTAACCTTCATATTGTGGATGGTTCTCTTGATAACTTCCAAACCAATTCCTTCCAATGCTTTAATCTCAGATTCTTTCAAATCGTTTATGGTGTCAACGAACATATCATCATAACTTACTACTGAATAAGCATTCAAGTAATTCTTTTCCCATATCTCATCAACAATAATCATTTGCTTTTCAACATCTACAATGTTGGACAAACCATCTTTATCAATACGGTATTCCATACCTTCCAAGGAAACATTTCTCTTAGCAAAGGTCAATTCCTCTGCCTTATGGTAAAGATTATCAATATCCTCCTTCTTATCAGGAAACATTAATTTCAATTTCTTCTTGGGGATACTTTCACTCTTTACAATATACTCACAATCACTCAAGTCTGCTTTATCGTGTGGTCCAAAGTGAACGGAATCCCAAGGGAGTCTCTCAACTACGATTTTACCAAACATATTCTCATTGTAATCAACATAATGATGATAGATACCACGACCAACGGACACTTCATCCTTGAATACCTCACTTTCAATTACTTGAATATTATTAGTGTCAAAAATATTCTTAACTACCTCGGTTGCTACTTGAGAAACATCATTATCCCCACTTTCAATTGGGTATGCTCTAATATCTGTCCTGTTTTGTCTTTGAAAACCACACAAAAGGTCTACTTTACTTGCGATTTCATTAATTGTAATTGCTGGACGGTCTTCTGCTGTTAATTTTGCTTTATCAGAATCACTCCATTGCTTACCAGCATAAAAATCCTCACTCTCAATACCCTTTTCAACACTTTCTTTCTCCAATTCCTCTACTTCTTCCTTCATTCTCTTGAATTTTGCCTTCTTTTCTGTCTCAGTAAGGTCATCATCGTCTGTTTTATCTACTATAAACTCAAGTGGGGTTTCAATTGCGTGTGTGTGTGCTGATTTGCCAGCAGGAAGCAAGTCAACAGTCCCATCATCGTTTACTATTGCTACGTGTGTATGACCATTTGCTTCTGCTACGATGGGTTCAAGGGTAGTTTCACCCGTCATTTCATCTTTTATCTCTCTAATATAGATGATATGGGTATGTCTCTTGTCTTTTGTGCTTCTATATAAACTCATTTGTAATCTCCGTATATTTTGCTGATTTTTTTAGATTATCTTCTGCCCATAATGAAAACATTTATGTTGTTCTTTTTTGCTTTTACCACGAAATAACTTAACTGGTTTGATGTGGTCTATGTGCCATTCTCCGTGATTATCCCAAGACATTCCGTCTGTGAACATATTAGCAATGTAATCCCTACATTCATTTACACTACTTCCAATTATATTTTCGTATTTTGAATTTAATCGTTCAGTTCTAATTATGACCATTAAAGTTACTCTTAATTTGTGCAATTCCTCATCATTATATCCTTTTATCTTTGATATTCTTGTTGCTAACTTCACAAAATATGATTTTGGGTATGTTCTACGACTTTTGAAGCACTTAATACAAACATTCTTTACCACGAATGGGGCATATTCGGTTTTTCTACTACAAAAATGACATTTTTCATTGTTCATATTCTTATTTATAATTCCTGACGCAAGAAAACCCACCCGTCTTTAGCGGGGGTGTAGTTCACATAAACTCTCACTACACTTCGCCATCACTTTCTTCATTATCTACTACATCAACATCAATAATATCGCCAAAATCCATATCTGACATTTTCTTTTCACTGTTTTTATTAATTAATGATGTCAATGTGTGTTTTACTTCTACGGTTTTCTCTGCTTTACCTTCCAACATACGCATTTTGTCTATGAGAATAGACATTGCGATAGCAGAATCTTTAAGGGATGCCTTTGCTATTTTTTCTTCATCAAAACAATTATTCATTAACTTGATTGCTTTGTCCATAAGGGCACTACTAAACTCTTTATCAAACAATGTTTTCTGTTCATCGGATAATTTTGAATAGGTTCCAAACTTGATTTCACTTTTCAACTCAATTCCCATCTCTTTTAACTCTTCTCGGGTGAGTGCCAACTTGTTTTCGTTAATGGTTGCCATTGCTTGTTGTTTATTTTCCGCCAATTGACTATTTAACTTCTTCAATTCCTTAACCTTTGCTTTCTCAACCTTCTTTACTTCATCAAGTTTCTCTACAATAGTCACTCTACTATCCCTATCTTTAGTAATCAAAGGTTCTACACCCTTCTCAAGAGCAATTTCATTAACCTGTTGTATTGCTTCTATACCATCTTCCCTTGCTTTACGCTTGTCTTCTTCTGTGCGTGGACCACCTTCACCCCTTCTTCTTGAAGTTGCTTTAGGATTTACCTGTCGTTGTCGTCTTTCTTTTGCCATTACACTCCCATCCACGAATTTCTACCACTCATTTGTTTATTAAACCCATCTCTAAAAAGTTTGTCATACGGGTCCATCAAATCATCTTCCTTAATGATGTTCTTATCCAAGTCATCAACATACATTGAAATTGCCAAAGCATCTGCATAGTCAGGAGAATCCCCCCCTAACCTCTTTTTAATATCCTTCTTTGCTTCTATCTTGATGATTCCCATATTATCTTCAAAACGAACTGTTGATAATTGAATACGCAAAGGTTCCAAGTCAGGTATGGTTACGGGTTGCTTCTCAAACAACTCTCTTAAACGATACCATAACTCATCCCTTAATACACGAAACTGGGGTTTGTTGGAACTTCTTGAAAACTCCACAGCATATACCTTTGGAAAACTTCTACGCAAAGCATCATATACCCCAGCACCAACTCCCAATGAGTCTATACATATGTATTCTGGGTTATAATCCTTTGCCAACTTTAATATATCTATGGCAACATCTATACTATCTATCTTGTTGATGGTTATGAAATGACGAACATCGTATCCTTTACGAACACAAACAACGGTGTTATCACCACCAGACCTCGCCACATCCACCCCAAATATTACCGTCCTTTCATTAACCATATTAGGCATTGGTTCCCTACGAATAGCATTTTCTACCCAAGTATATGAAATAAGTGAATTGTCCTCACTTGATGGTGGAACACCTAATACCGATACTCGGAAGTTGTTATTCTCACGACCACCATACTTCTTTGCCAACGATTCAACATAATCTTGAGATACAAGGGCACTATCTTCACCACTCCAATGCAATTTAATAAAGTGTTGACTCTTCGTTAAATCATAATGTGAATCATATGCCCATCCATTATGTCTTGTAGGGTTAAACAAGGCAATTACAAAGTTACACCTTGAGGTCATTGTAGATTCCAAAGGTTCAAATACAGCATCCTGTAGAGAGTTTGCTTCATCAATAATTATCATCATATTGTCTGCGTGTTGCCCACCCAATACCGCTTTCAATATACCTTCATCAGCATTCCTTGGTGATACCCTTTGAAACGCAGTCCATTGTGGGTCACCATTTACCCTTATCTCCGATGCTCTAATATCTATGGCACTCTTGAATGGTTCTTGAAATAATCCCTCACCATTGGAATCAACCTTACGATACCACATATTAAGTTCTGCCCACAGGATTGTTTTTAACGATTTCTCCGTAGGTCCAACACAAGGAACCTTACTATTGTTATGCGTGGATAAAAACCAAAAGGTCAACCAAGAGGATGAACAGGATTTACCAACCCCTCTACCTGCCCTAATTGTTATCCCAAGGTATTGCGAAAACCTTCTAATTGCACGGGGTAACTCTTGTAATTTACCTGCTTTTTCAAAGTCCCACTTGAGTTTTTTACAAAAAGATAACCTACCAGTATTCTCTATCAACTCTAACTGCTGACCAGTTATAAACAATCCATTGGATTCATTAACTCCTAATACTTCCCTAATGAAATGCTCAGGGTATACTTGATACCTACGAAATGCTCTATCCTCCTCAGTCTCACCAGCAAGGACGAAACGCTTGCGTGCTTCATCTATAACCTGTAAGTCCTTGGGACTAGGAGGGTCTATAATCATTCTTCTACCTTGAGACTCGCATACTCTTCTTGTAGTCTCTCTTCGGTTATGATTTTAGCATTCTTCATTGGTTCTACGGTCTTCTGTAAATCAACAAAGAGGTCAAGGTCTTCCCTTGTCATTTTCCAATCAGGATTCTTTATTTTGAAATACTCCACCAATAAGGTAGCGTTTTCTGCTCTATTGCGAACAAAGAAACCTTCAAACTTCTTTCTATTATCTTCCATCTTGTATCTCCTTTGAGTAAGTGGACAATCTTATTTATAAAATATATATTTTACTTCAATCTCTTGACAATTTCTTTTGATGCTCTATCCATCTTTTTAGAGAGTGCATTCTTGAGGTCATCATTACCTACATTATCCTTGTCCATAAAATCTTGAACCCCTCCTACTACTTGGGTAAAAGCACTCCTTGTTCTATTGAGGATAATCTTCAAGATGATAACACCTACAGAAGGACATAGGAATAGGATAATACCAAAGATGAGAGAGTATGTCCAGATGAATGATTTAATCTTCTGCCAGAGAGTAGGTGGAGGAGGTATTGTAGGGGTTGAAGATGATAGGTCTTCTTTACTATATGATTTCTCAGTGATGATATTACCGCTTGGAGATAAAGTCTTTTCGGTTATTATTTCTTTGTAGTTTAACTTGATTGTTGGTAATGGTCTTTGGAATTGTGAAATACAACCAGATGTGATAACCAATGTAAAGAATAAAAAGGGTAGTAAGTAACATTTCATAGGGTTTCCTAAAGGTGTTGTTACAGTATTTATAATTTAAAAGTGCCCCTTCTAAAATTACATCTACTATGGCAGACACTATGCGTTTGTTTCACATTTCACGAACGCAATCGCCCCGTGGCATACCCCCCCCTATGCTTGCTAGTAGTTTGTCAACTGTTTGATACTGTTCTGTCTCATCTGCATTTGTAATAATAGTTACAATTTTACATCATCATCCTGTAGAATTGTTTTGAACTATTTGTTACAATTTTAGAACTATCTGTTAGCAGTTGGAGAACAGTTTAAAAACTATACTAGACCATTTTAAAATGGTTAAAAGGGATTGTTCTTATATGCTCCCTCGTCCTTCGGACTCACTCGCAAAAAGATTGTCAAGAACTATTTTGAATGGTTGAGACAGTTTGAGACAATATGTAATTACAGTTTGGGTGTAATCTAATGGTAGAATAGTCTTAAACCGTAAGATATTATTTTCCAATAGTTTCCTTTAATCGTAATTTAACGATCACTACGGATAACCTTCATTATGAAACTTTTCTACCACAATTGTGAAAACTGTCCTAGAACCATTTTGTCAATAGTGTAAACAATTATGTAATATTTATGAGACAGTTTGAGACAACTCTCTTACCGTCTTGACAGTCTGAGCAGTTTTAAAACCCCTTGGGGGTTGGGGGAAATCCGTCAAAAATTTCACATTTCACACCCCCCTCCGGGGCGGGGGCATTATACGCCTCACGCACATTTGTCAAACTTTATTTCGACACTTTTTTCCGACTTGTACCAAACTTGAGACAATCATTTGACAACACTCGGGTCCCAATACAATCCAACACTATTTCACATTTCACAAACCCTTATAGAACTTGACATTATCCGGGTCCCGGTACAATAACCTTTTTAACCTCTTGACACATCTCGGGTCCCAGTACAATGGCACCATATGTCACGCTTGACAAACTAGGGGATCTTGTATACTACCTAGTCCTAGAACCATTTTGTCAATAGTGTAAACAATTATGTAATATTTATGAGACAGTTTGAGACAACTCTCTTACCGTTCACACAGTCTGAGCAGTTTTAAAACCCCTTGGGGGTTGGGGACTGTTTAAACTGTCTAAACGGTTCTCAAACTATTCTAAACTATTTGGTTGCGGAAAGAAGAGATGGTTCTAAACTGTAATAAAAATCACACTATCTTCTTACCGTCTTGACAGTCTGAGCAGTTTTAAAACCCCTTGGGGGTTGGGGACTGTTTAAACTGTCTAAACGGTTCTCAAACTATCCTAAACTATTTGTTTGCGTGGGGGGTTGAAACTATTTTAAATTATTCTTGACAATTCAAAACAGTTGACAAACAGTTCAATACCATTCTTTTGCGAGTGAGTCCGAAGGACGAGGGAGCATAGATGGTTCCAGACTGCTTTCAGTAGTGTCTCAACAGTTGTATCACTATATAGAAATTGCTTGACAAACCCAAAGGGGGGCAAAGTGCCATCTATATGTAGTGGTGTTTTAGTTATCAACCACTAGATGTAGTATTTGTGAACTACACACCGTTCATCCAAAGTTAGTAAAACTTAGTAATGGATGTTTTTGTTCATGGGCGACCGCAGACTGCCCATCCTTGAAAAGACTTAATATATTTATGGCACCATTGGTGTCAGCATCAATTGTGTGTCCACAACTAATGCATTCATATATCTCACCTTTTCTCGATTCCTGCGACACATTATCGCACTGTGAACATTTACGACTCGTATCATACGGAGGTACAAATGCAAGTAGAACACGGTTCTCTTCACATTTATCCTTTATCCTTTGAGTCAGTAATCTCTTATTCCAATGGGCAACAAGTTTCCTTCCTTTCTTGCCCATCTTCCCTTTTTGCCTTTTTGCTTGGTTCCAATAGTGATCCCATTCAACTCTTCAAGCACATGTACTAGCAAAATCAAATTTATTCACTTGTTCACCAATATATTCTTTAATCTCTTCTCTTGTTTGATTCCAATTTTTACTTCCATGTTGCCTACGATGCAATTTGTTAATTTTTTGTTTCAACTCTGTTCCATAAAACTCGCCATCACTGGTTGACATCATCTTATTTATCCCCATGTCAATCCCAACTCGTTTTCCTTCTTTACTTGGTTCTGGTGTGTCTTTCTTCATAGTCCTTTAACTCTATTTATATATTATACACTCATATTAGATTTTACAAGTGCTTTCTTTTTCTCCAGTTACGCAACTTATCCTTCTTGTTACGGATAGGTGGGAGCAAGTTCTTACCTCTAACTCTAGTTCTTCGTGTCATTCTTATATTTATCGTATTTTTTTGGGTCACTGTTTTACAAGTTGGGTGGGTGGTTGTGACAAAATCTCTTCCTATAATAGGTAGTAAAAATGTCACAAATTAGTTAGCAAGTTCATATGTAATTATTTTCACATATTTATTAACTTGTTATATTTCAAATAGTTACTTCTAAAAAGGAAATTAACAAGAAATAGCATTTGACTTAATGAATAAGTGATTACAATTATTATATAAATAAATGTATGTTCAACTAAAAGGAGGAACAAAATGGGTAGACCTAAACAAGAAATAACTAAAGATAAGGTAATTATGATTCGTGTAACTAACGAGCAAAGAATCCAATTCAAAAAGAAAGCGAAGGAACTTGGATTTAATAAAGTGAGCAAATTAATAATGTCTCTAATTGGTGAGTGAATAAAAAAATAGGCACAAGTCTCGTAAACCTGTGCCTATTAGGAATCAAACATACTTATATTATAAAGGAATCAACATGAAATACAAGAACAATATCTATGAAACTAATGTGGAAGAAATTACATTAGATGAGATTTATGAATTAATAAAAGACGAGAACGCACAAACTTGTGTTAATTTTATTAGGAACGAACCTTCATTGGAAAAGAGAAGGGAATTCAAAAAGAATTTACCTTTAATTCTTGCCGAGGATGGATTTTATTGGGTTGATATT